TCTAGACTTTAATCGACCAGAAAACATGTATTATTCCGATAAAAATATTGCTAAGTTTCTAGAAGATAGTTCAATAATGGACGCATATAACGCAAACAAATTTGCAGATGGAGATTATTAAAATGTTCGTAGCAGATTTTATGACACTAGAAAAAGAATGTCTAGGCGTTAAAGTATCCTTCCTAGATTTCCTAGTTTATCTAGTTTCTAGAAAGAGGTTTATTAACAAAATTTCTAATAAGCTTGGAAAGAATTTTAACCGAATGTATTTCGGAGGAGTAGATTGGTATGTCAAATAATATACAAAAGAAAATAGATCTATTAGATGATAAGTCTTTTGATCTAGAATGCGTTATCAGAAATGTTAATGATGAGACTTCAGCGATATTATATAATGATGTTCCTATGAATATCTATATAAAGATACAATCATTAGCCGAAGAAAATGGTATTGATGCACAAGAACTTGAATGGAAAATCGATGAAGTTCGTGAAGCCGTTAATAAGCTTGAATCTACCATATATAGTTTAGTTGAACCTTTTGAAGATAAGAAAAGAGATCTAGATAACGAAAAAGACGAACTCGAATGGGAGATGGACTGGATGCGCAGCTCAGCCGGATAGAGTAGCATAATGGCATTATTTAAAAAAGATTGGTTAAAGAGAATCAATGTACATTTAAGGAGGTACATTGATATGACCAAATTTAAAGATATAGTAGAATACCAAAGAAATAAAATTGCTGCAGAAGTATGGGCAATAGAGGTTAAATCTCTTCATTGTCATAGTTTAAATTCATTGTGGTATTCAGAAGGTAGATCTGACGGTCAAGTTGAGGATATACAATATAATGATGGTAGTGTCAAAAGAACAATTAGATCTACCGGTGAAGTTATAATGTTAAATATGGAAAACGTAGTAAGTGGGAAAGAACTCGTAAATGCATTTATAAGAGATGGAATTTAAAAATACTTTTTATAAGTATTTTAGTCGGGGATTTCTTTGCGTATCCTAACTCCTTATTAAGACCAAGGAAACTCCCCGATATTTTATTAAAGGAAAAATTATGAAATCATTAACAGAATTAATTAGATGGACTGGAATTATAATACTAGTATGTATCATATTATTTTGGTTTGAAAACGGATTTGCACCTATTTTACAAAAATGTTTACATTTGCTTTAAAGTGTGATATAATAGTATATATAAATGGTAATAGAAGAATTACAACATAAAATAATGACCAAAAAAAGGTTTACTACAGCCGTTGAAGTTTTAGTTTCACAAAAGAACATGAGCTATATTGAATCAATGACATACATTATAGAAGAAAGAGGAATGGATTATATGAACGTTAAGAAGCTCCTATCACCTGCTTTAAAGTCGAAATTAACTCAAGAAGCTACAGAGCTTAAATTGGTTAAAATGAAAAAGAAAAATAGTTTACCAGTATGAATGAAACCTTTGACGTGGAATATATAGGAAAATAGTATGGAAATATTATCAACAATTTTTACATTGGTAGCACTAGTAGTATTTGTATTTCTTTGCGGTGGTGCATATCTATTGATAAAAGATTCTGATATAAAATATCAGGTTCGCAAAGATTTGCGAGAGAAACATCCAGATTTATCACGAGAAGAAATTCGAGTGTTGTCATACATTAAGCTAAAGGAAATGTGGGAGAACGGCAATGTCAAATAAATATATGGTACTCAGTGAGTACACTGGTTCAGAAAGCTTTGCGAACCGTAAAGCCGATGTGCTAAAGTCATTTGCAGATGATCCATATTATGGTATACGTATGTATATCGATGGAGAGTCATTAGGTATCGAATGGTACCCAGGTCATAGTGAGCAGTATGCAGAAGACGTTGCTGAAAATTATGTTAGCGGTATCAAGGATTATCATTACGAAAGAGTATAGGATTATGGCAGAAAAAAATAAAGTAAGAACAAGTATGAGAAAGAATCGGGCAACCATTGACGATAAATATATGGGTCCTGAGCCAATCTTTGAAAAAGGTGAAACTCTAAAGAATGAGAAACGTCATGTCTTATGGTCAAACGCTGCTCATTGGTATAACTACTTTTATAACCCAAAGGACTATGTACCTACAGTGTTACAATTTGCTGAAGAGGTCTTTGAATATGATAAAGACCAAATCAAAACCCTTAAAAAGCTCAAAGACTGGGAACTCACTGGATCTTTAGGTAAAGTCGCTAAGATATACTATAGAGGCTTTGAGTATAACAGACAAGAGTTTGAGAAATACAATGCAGAGCTTAAAGAACTGTATGAAAAGGCTACTGCTGCTGTAGAAGATATCACAGAACAAACACCAGCAAAGCCTGTTGTTAGTATTCAACAAAGGCAAAAGGCAAAAATACTTGAGACTATTATGAATGACTGGGATACAGTTATAGATGGATGGTTAGAAGGTGATTTTAAACCTACCTTTGATGCATATAAGCTATTTAAGCAATATGGTTTAAAAGGTTCAGCGCTTAATATGTTTAAGGCAATGGTCGAACAAGAGTATGCGCCAGTTAAGGATGCTTATGATAATACATGTGATCAAGCAGTAGAAGCTTTTTCGCATATCAATAGAACAAATCTAAAGAAGATGATGACCACTATGGAAAATGTCTTCGAAGATCTTGATAAGTTAAAGACTGCTAATAAAGCAGCAAGAATTCCAGGGGTTAAGAAGCCTAAAGCTTCTGATGTACAGGTAAAAACCCTTAAGTATAAGGTTGAAGATATCGACGCAAAACTAATGTCGGTAAACCCTGTAATGATTCCTGGTAAAGAAGTTCTGTTTGTGTATAATACTAAGAATAGAAAGTTAACTCAGTATAGCACAAATTCAAGTAAAGGGTTTGAGGTAAGTGGTACTACCATAAAGAATATTTGCGAGAAAAGTAGAGTGACTACTTTGAGAAAGCCAGCCGATATACTTCCATTGATCTTAAGTAAAACAATAAAGCAAATCGACAAACAAGTCTGGGATACATTAACTACAAAGGTTAGCGTTCCTAATGGTAGAATCAATGCCGATTGCATACTACTTAGGGTATTATGATTAATTTAGAACAAAAAATTATGACAAGGAAACGGTTCTCCACAGCCGTAGAACAATTAGTGGCAAAGGGCAATAGGCTACCGATATGAGTACCGATCCATTTGAATCATACAAGTTGTATAACGCATTAAAGCTACACTTCGAGACTAACTATGATGCAGTTAAATACAACTTTAAGTCTAACGTAACACCTAACTCTTTCTTTAAACGCAAGGATAAGTATTTCTTTGCTAAATTGGCCAAAAAATATAACGGAGAATTAAAAGATTTCTATGTTTCACAATTCATCAATACAGAAACATACGTTGGTGATATGATGGACAGCGAGGCTGAACAAAATTATAAAGACCATAAAAGAATTCAAGAAAGCATCCATCGTGTGTTTTCAATTGATATTAATAGATTAACAGAAGAGAATGTGCCATTTGATCATTTGTTTAAAGCGAATGATAATGCACATCCTCTTGTTGTAAAGTTATGGCTGCAAGAAGAGATTAGTTTAGAGACTGTTGTCATTCTTAATACCATATTTAAGTTCATTGATCGTGAGTCTAAGAACATATCAGATACCATTATATGGCCTGATACTCGTAGATTGATCGAGAAATATGAACCATTTGTAAGCTTTAATCGAAATAAATGTTTAATTTTATTGACAAAAGGGTTTACAAAGTAACACATATGTGTTATAATATATATTATATTATAAATAAAGTAGATATTTTAAAAATAAAAATAGAAAAGACATAATCAAAGGGTGGGAGTCCGAATCAAGATGAAAATATTAAAAGACATAGTCGAAAGACATACAAAACCAGAGGTTGAAAAACCTATAAACGAAGCAAAAGTTACAAAAATTAATGGAGTACCAATATTAGATCCTAAAAAGAAACATAAAAAAATAGGAATTGGTGGTCAACATGATTTTAGTATGTTTGATGGTTTAGAAATTCATAGTTATGATCTAAAAAAAGATCCAGCAATGGTTGTTTCAGGAACATCTGAAGCTATTGTAAAATTTATGACCTCAAAATTAAGAGCTCAAGCTGATGATGTTTGGTATGACCTTGGAGATGCAATAGTAGATCCAGAATGGCCAGAAAAAGAGGGACTCTAAATGAAAAGTTTTAAAACACTAATAAACGAAGCAAGACCAAAAGATAATCATAGGTGGAATGCCCATGATGAATTGGCAACTATGAATTTCATTTATAAAGACTTTAAAAAACAGTTAGGTAGAGATCCAGGTAAACCATACATGGATGACGACGCATTAGTAGTAGGTAATGAGACTGTATTAACAGTTGATGATAACACATCAATCGCAGATATGAAAGCTGCAGTAGCTAAATGGATTGGTGCAAACGCAAAACCTGCTCCCGGCGAGGCTAAAGTTGGTCGATTTAATGTTAAGTTACCTACTGAATTGGGTGGAGTACTTGGTGGTAAAGCAACTAAACTAGAGAAGCCACGTGCAGTTCTTAAGACCGATGTTGACAGCGCAAAAGAAATACAACGTGCTGTGGAAGGTAAAGGTGTTAAATTCCGTATGATGAAACGTAAAGACCATGTTGCAGTATATCTTGACTTTGATGATGGCAAAATAATGCAAGATGCACTTAAGAAAGTAGCAAAAATCAAATAGGAGATACTATGGCAGAGGGACCAGTAAATGTAACAGCCGCATTAAGAGATATGCGTAAAAATCTTGTAGAAGTAAAACAAATTCGTTGACAAATTCGTTGACAAAAGGGTTTACAAAGTAACACATATGTGTTATAATATATATTATGAATAAAGTGGATATTTCAGAAATAAAAATAGAAAAGACAATTACGTCTTAATACATTGCAATACGGAGAAAATATATGTCATTTGCAAATCTAAAGAGCTCACGAGGCTCGTCAATCGACAAACTCGTACAAGCAGCAGAAGCTGTGTCTACTAAAGCCGAAAGAAAGTCATATGACGATGATAGGTTTTGGAAACCAACCAGAGATAAAGCAGGAAACGGTTATGCCGTGATCAGATTCCTACCGGCTAAAGAAGGTGAAGATCTTCCTTGGGTAAGGTATTGGGATCATGGATTTAAAGGTTCTACTGGCTTATGGTATATCGAGAATAGCTTAACTTCAATTGGTCAAGAAGACCCAGTATCTGAAGCTAATTCAATATTGTGGAATACTGGCCGTGATGAAGATAAAGCAACAGCAAGGGAAAGGAAAAGACGCCTACACTATGTATCAAATGTCTTAGTCGTTTCTGATCCTGCAAATCCACAAAATGAAGGGAAAGTATTCCTTTACAGATATGGAAAACGAATCTTTGATAAAGTCATGGATGTTATGCAACCTCAATTCGCTGATGAAGCGCCAATTAATCCCTTTGATTTCTGGGAAGGTGCTGATTTTAAAATCAAAATCAGAAAAGTAGAAGGTTGGGTAAACTATGATAAGTCAGAATTCTCACCATCTAGTGCACTACATAATAATGATGATACTCTATTAGAAGAAACATATAAAAAAATATATAGTCTATCAGAGTTTACCGATCCAGGTAATTTTAAATCTTATGATGAGCTTAAAGCTAAATTGAATCGTGTACTTGGTGTAGATGCTGGATTTACAGCAGAAGCAGTTGCTCCGGCAACCGCAGCACCTAGTGTAGCTATGCCTTCAGAACCTGAAGCACAACCTGAATCTTCTTCGGAAGAGGATGATACTTTGAGTTATTTTGCTAAATTAGCGAATGAATCATAGCACTATTTAGTATACTCTATCGTAGTCAATGCTAGACTTAAAACGGACCGAGCTCGGTCCGTTTTTTTCTTAGGATTTTGTTTATTATAGATATATTGAGTACCTAAGAAAAGGAACAAAGATTTTTTATAAGCTTAATCGTTGGATAGAGACTTTTGTGTTTCGCCATCTCCGGATCCGATAAAATTACTATTTGATTGGTTGCTAGAGTTAAAAGTATCACCTCCATTAACAATAGTAACGGGGATGGATCTTTCCGAATTCATTAATTTATCTGCTATTTGATCTGCTAAACTACTGGAGTTAATTTCTATTCCAGTTGAATTTGGAAGAGCGAATAAAGCTTGTTGTATTTTTTCTATTTCAGCTGCGCCTTCTTCTATTCCTTCTATATTGAGAATCCCTTTAAAATCTACAACAGGTTCTAGATTAGCTAATTTAGGATTACCACCTATGAGGGTTTTTTCCAAAAGTTCCATAGCAGCTGCTGAGGCTTTTACAGTTTCAGTAATATCATCAGCATCAACTGTACCCCAGGCGCTCATACCAACACCTAATTTTTCTACATTTATTGCTGCTTGTGATAATGCAGGACCACCGAGTTTATTAAATTGCATTAATGATTCAGCCATTTTACCTAGTTGATCTGTACCTGCTTTTTTAGAATCACCACCAAAGATACCACCCATCCAATTAAGAGCATCTCCGACGAGTGCACCTGCTTTACTTATTACTTGACCAGTTGTCAATAGTATCATTGCTGGTGCAAGTACAGCCATTCCTCCTGCGACTTTAGCAAGATGTCCTGCTTGAACTTTATTGAATGCACTAAGTCCACCAGCCATATTAACTAGTATTTTCTTTAAACCGGATCCATCAAATCCTAGAAGACCAGCTGCTCCACCACCTATGGCCATACCACTAATGAATGCACCAATACCTAATCCAGCTATACCTAATCCAAGAGAAGCAGCTAAAGCTACGCCTGTTCCACCTGGGATTGCACTAACTGCAGCAAATATGCCTCCAACAGCTAACATTCCTTTTAAATGATCTCCCTCAAATGCAGAAAGACCCTCGGCTATATTTACCATAATAGCTTTAAGGTTACTACCGTCACTATTCATCCATGTAAGAGCAGCATCGCCTGCCCCTAGACCAGCAAAGAATGCACCAATACCCAGACCGATTAGTCCCATTCCAAGTACTGCTTTACCTTTCATTTTCATACCGCCAGGTGCAGCTCCAAAGATAGCTCCAGCTACCATTAAACCTCCTAAGACTTTAAGTGCTGTTTTATTCTCACCTAAATAACCAAATGCATCTGTCATATTTTTAACTTGAGTTACTAGCATTGATCCATCAGCATTCATCCACGTTAGGCCAGCATCAGCTGCTCCTAAACCAAGGAAGAAACCTCCAATACCAGCTCCAATTGCGGTCATTCCTGCGGCCGCTTTTGACATTCGTTTCGGTCCAAATACGGCTGAGGCTCCTAGTAAAACACCTAAGGTTGCTAAAGCTGTCGAAGACAATGCATCCATTGCATTACTAAAGTTTTTAAAGATAGGAGTCAGTCCAGTATAATTTGAACCCATCCAGGATAAACCTTTTTCAGTTGCACCTAATGCTAAGAAGAATCCAGCAAGACCGAATCCAATTGCTGCGACACCTTTTCCGCCTCTTTTTCCTCCGAAAACTCCTGCGGCAAGTATAGCACCTAATGCTGCGAGTCCAACTCCACCCATTGAAGCTAAGCCTTCACCTAGATTAATTAATACATTTTTTAGGGATTTTCCTTCATTACCAAATTTAGCGGCTATAGCATCTGCAGCAACCATGGCCAAAAGAAATACTCCTAGTCCTTTAGCAGCTGCACCAAGGCCTATAAACATCATTTGCAGGGCTTTACCAATACCCAAAGCTTGCAAGGCCTTGCTGTCGCCAGTTCCACCATCACCATCACTGGGTTGTTTTTGATTTAATGCTTTAGCTATTTCGGCTGGTTGATTTTTAAGTAATTGAACCATTTCCTGGAAAACGGCTATTTCTTCTCTGGCAGATTCTAGGTCATTTGCTTTTTTAACACTTGAACCTTCTAATCCTTTCTCTTGTATATCTGTTCCAACAGTTAGGACTTCAGATAGAGTTTTAATAGTTTCATTTTGTTTGTCTAAGACATTTGCAATTCTTTCTAGGTGTCTTAATGCGCCTGTCTCAGTTTCGACTGAATCAGCTCTTATCCCTGATTGTGCAACTAGGGTTTCTTTAATATCCTCTAAAAGGGAACGCTCACTCTGTTTACTAGTTTTTGGTTCCTTTATATTAGCTTCTTTGGGAGGGTTTCCCCTTTGTTTATCAGCGTCTATTTTATCATCAGCCATATGTTATTCCTTAATTAGGATTATTATCTCCATGCTCTTTAGCTGCACTGTTAACATACAGTCCAAACCAAGCCGCGCCTGCGCCTACGAGTATAGATATTAACCCAGATTGTTCTATTGATGGATCTTGTAAATCCATAAACCAGAATGTTGCAAAGTATAGTAAGTAAACATATACTCCTAAAAATAATCTTGGGATTACTCTCCAAGCATCTATCATCTTAGCAAAGAATATCCATTTTTGCCAAGGGTTCTTAGTATCATCATGTGTAAGTTCAAATATTTCTTGTTTCAATTCACCGATTTCGGTGACCATGGCCACAAATTTTTGAAGATTTATTTCAACTTCATTACGGGATATATCTCCCGAAAATTTGTCTTGATCAGCCATTTTTAATTCCTCTTGTTTCTCTCTCGTTCAAGATCTTCAAGATATTCTTTTAACAAACTGATATATACCTCTCTTTCCCAGGGCATCATATTTTCAAGTTCGGTTAAACTATAATTGTGATGTTGCATCATCGCAAAATTAGTTTGATAATAATTTATGATACTCTCATGTGAGAGGCCTACGTAAAAAAACTAGCAAGCCCTCTCAGTACTGTTTCATTTTCATGATTGCATTTTTCGCACTCATAACTTAAGTTATATTCTAATTTAGGGATATCCCCAAAAAAGGCTGCAACCTTTTGAAACTGATCAGATGTTAAACTATCTAAAAAGTCCTGAACTTCTTCATTACTTTCTTTTTTCACATCATATACATTCTCTTCATCAAATATTGTATTAACACATCCAACGATTAAGCTCATAAGACCAGTAATAGAATCTATTTCTTCTACTCCTATTTCCGCTAATAGTTCAGCTGTTGGGTATCTCATCGTTACTCCAACAGATTCTGTAAGTCTAATAGTATTTGCTTCTGGATTATAATCGGTTAGATTAACATCAGAAGTTTTTAAACCTACTTCGTTTACGTGTTCACATTCACTACATTGACTAGTTAATTTTATTTCATCTCCAACTGAAATTGCTCTCAGTTCTAAAAATAATTTTTCTATATCGAATGAAGCCAATACGTCAATATCTAAATTGCCTTCTATACATGAAGTTATTAGATTTCTAATCGCCATTGCAATTTGTTTAGGATCTTGTGATTCTAAAGCTAACAATAGCACCTTTTCTTCCTTAACTAAATAAGGTCTCATAATGTATTCCTCTCCCGTTGACGGAATTGTCACCGGATAACGAGGCACATCAATTTTTGGTAAAGCCATAATTTTTATTCTCCAATTATTATGAAATTAAATTCCCTATAGCTCTTAGCCCACCACCAAGAGTCGAAGTTAACGCATCTTCTGCAATCCAATAATCGTAATTCCATTGGACGGTTAACTCATGGGTATTGTTCTCTGAACTATTGTCCAGAGCTAAACCACCTAAGGTAGTAGGAAAAGCATTAACTAATCTTACTCCATAGACAGGTTTATTCTCTTTATTTAACTGTTGTATTGTGACATCAGTTATGTATTCATCTTTATAACCAACCAAATAATCTTTGGCATTGAATATTTCATCAATCCAATTATCAAACATAGTTTTAATATACATATCGGATGTTACTAAAAAAACCATATTGATTTCTTCGTCGGTTATGTTGTTCGGTAATTTAAAGCTTTGCGAATGGGTTGAATAATCTGTTGTCCCTATCTGTCTACTTGGTAGAGAGGTTGATTTGCAAAGAAGAGATATATCTCTAGGATCATTTATTAAATTCTTAAGCGAGAATGATCCACTCACTAAATTTCCTATTAAATTAGCAGGATTTAAATTAAGTAAAGACATTTTAGGAGGAGTAAAGATTACATTGAATCTATTCCCGTGAGCTAATCCCCCGTGGTTACTAATTGTAGACTTTAAACTGTCGATTGAACTGGCCATCTTTTATTTTCCGTATATTTGTTTTCTAGAATATCTCCAAACAGTATCTCTAGAAACTTTCTTAAAGTTATCTACTGGTAAGAATACTGCAATTTCCCATTCTGTCATTGGTACTCTCATAATCTGTGATTTCACATGATCTACTAAATAATGTTTAAAGCAAGGTTTAAATTCTTTATATTTCTGTGCTTTAACTAATAAACTATATCTTAATTTCGCTAGCCTAGATGTATCTTTTAATTTACCTGGGGATAATTCCATTAATTGATCCAAAAATTCTGCTCTTATTATTGGTGAAAGATAATGGAGATTTAATCCATGAAAACCACCTTTAGCAGGTTGAACCATTATGGTTAAAGGAAACATATCATAATATGGTAATGTTTGTTTGAATTTTGGATCATAAACATACATACACATATCACCAACTTTAGGCTTAGTTCTTACATCAAGAATAGGATCCTTCATTACTCTAGTTCTACTAACAGTTCCTAATTCTTTAACAGCTCTTCGAAACCAAGATCTAGCCTTATCGGATCTAGGTATTATATTAGCTCTATAAGCTCCTGCCTGTAATGTGTCGAATAAACTTGCCATATATCTATTTATAATGCAGACTTAAGTAGTTTGATACCTAAATTCTTTAAAGTATCCTCTGTCCAGATTTGGAATTTCCAACCTTTATGGTTAGCAAACTTATCAGCTGATTCCCATTTATCTTGATTTTTAACATAAGTCACTACCTCATTTATATATTTTTTAGTTTTTCTTTTTGGTTTTACTGGAGGCTTTGTTTGTATCTTAGGTTTAATCTCTATAAGAAATATTTCCCCACTAGTCATTTCAACCAATAGGTCTACGAAATATCGATGCATTCTTTTATCAGCTCTGGAAAGATATGGAACTACTACTTCTTCTGAGTTCCAAGCCTTTACATTTGGATTGTTTTCACACCATTTAAAACATTGTCTTTCCCATAAGGAACGATATACGACCTTAGTATAATCACCCATATACTTTTCTGGTTTAGTAATTTTGAAGCTACCATTGTAACTCATATAAATACTCTTATAGTTAAATTAATATTCTATTTATATAGATTAGAAAGAGGAATTAAATGGGAGATATAGAAACAGAAAAAGCAAGCACATCAGAATCGGAAAGTGATAAAAGTACTGAACCAAAAAAAGATCAAGAACCCTCTATTTTAAGATATCCTTCAGATCTTGGCCAAGGAGCTGGAAAAACTTATGTTAGGTTTGCTACCATAGATCGAATGGATGTAGATAAACCAATGACACCAATATATCTTTATGCTCCTCCAGGTTTAGCTATTTCTGATGGTGTTGGCTATCATGCTTTAGATATGGGTTCAATAGGTGGATTATTTGAGAATTTTCAGGAAGGCAGTGCTGGCGCAGATAAAACTTGGTTGGATGGATTGAGAGCTACAATGAATGAAGCTGATGTAAAGGCTTTAGGTAAATTAAGTTTAGGGGCTCTTGGTAAAGGAATAGGTCAAAGATGGTTAATGAAAGAAGGTATAGCTCGAAACCCTTTTACAGTTCAACAATTCTCAGGAGTTCAACCTCG